AGCAGTTTTCACACATAGCCGTCACGCGCATTGTGAAATGTAGCCGGAGTACAGGGTGACCGCCCCGTAAGTTCACAAATAAGACGAATTACAAAGTCATACGGTTCAGCAGTTAGAAGAAAGAAGATACTGCTGTGGACTGGAGATTTGTAAGTTCCCTACTGGGCTTACTGTCTCCGGTTCTCAGTTACAGAAAGAAGAATTTCAATTAACAATAAAGGAAAAACAACATGCCAGAATTCATACTTCCAACTCTTAAAGGTCTTGACAAGGACTTTTCTGAAAAACTTATCACAACAGCATGCGAGGAAACCCGCGTTGGACAGAGAGGTCCAGACTGTTATTACCTCGGAATTGTTTGGCTCGGAGCTTGCGCTTACGAGATTAAGAAGATGATGCCGATGATTAACGATGATCTTCTTATTGAAAAGACAATTCACGACTTCCTTCAGGTTCACCCGGATCTTGCTATTAAGCAGGGTTCAGACAAACCTGCCGTGACTGTTGGAAAGGTTCATGACCTTGGACATGATGGACTGGCACTTGTTGAAATGCCGGATCCTACTCCGCAGCCGACATACACACCTCCTCCGATGGATTGGAGCAAGGTGACTACCGGTCTTGACGGTACTGACTTTGACATTACGCCTGAAATGATTGAAGAAGCAAAGAAGGATGAAGTCGGTCTTCGTAACCGTTTGTTCTGCTCTCATTTCTGGAGAGATGTGACTGAAGGCATGACATCTAACATGGACATCAATAACCTTGACCTCAAGGGCTGGAACATTTTCCAGGGCTTCTTCAAAGAAAGCTGGATGTGTCACTTGTGGGATACCCGCACTGGTAATGACGGCGAATGGGAAGAATACAAGGAACGCAGAACTGAAAACGGCGACCGCTTCCCGATGACTTGGGCAGAATTCTGTGACGGATTGTATGAAGACAACGATCCTGATGCAGAAGAAGATGAATTGCCTGAAAATGTTGATGATCTTGATGGCATTGATGAAACATGGACGAACCCAAACTGGGTTGGCAAGAAACTCCCGAAAACTGTGGCACAGCGCTATTACATTGCACCTGATGAAGTTTGGGGTTTCCTCTCTTGCTGGTTCTTGAGAATCGTTTATGATTCTGCAACCGGTGAAATCATTTGGTGCACAAGCCATCAGGACTAATATGTTCTCGAAATTCATTCACACTTTGAACTTTTCCGTAAGCGGAAAGAACTACACAACAAAAATTGAAGATGATTTGACGCATGAAGAATACTTGAAGGTCATTAACCGTTGTAAGACAAAGGTTTTTGGCAATACACTTCAGGTAATCTCTTGCGAAACGAAGGAACGAGATGAGCAGGAAACGACTACCACGCCTATTACGCAATCTCCGTGAGGAAGATCGTAAAGCCGGAATCTTACACTTTATTCGTAACCAGGTAACCCCTGAGTTTAAGAAGCATTGTATCTTAATGGGTAACCCACTGTGGACCCATTTCGCAACAATGACAGTTTATCTGGCTGAACATTATGACGAAATCTTTACACGCGATGAAATTGCGGAATTTAACCGATGTGCGGTACCGCGTGATTATACCGTAAAGGATATTTCTTCCCGAGCAGATCATGCCTTTGGTCCGCATTACCGCAAGTATTACGGCAACATCATTCAAGACACCGCGTGGTCTTTACGAGAAACGAACGGATTTGATGATGCCGCATATCAAAGGCTTTTCAAGAAGCTAGATAAGCGTCTGCAGTTGAAACACGAAGGCGAGACGGGGTTAACAAAATGAAGTGTGGTTATCACTTGTATTCTGACCAATGCTGCGTTCTGAATAATCTTATCAGAAAGCGTGTTGAAGACGAAACCACGGATTACATCTGTAAGGTTGACCCTACATATTCGTGGCATGTTTACTTCATAACCCATGAAATCGCTTTTGACTACAAGAACCAGTTTCCTGAAGAACTTGTAAATAACATGCTTGAGGCAGAATGCGAAGGCGGCAACATCAACTATATGTTTTCACCTTTCAAGGTTGTCTTGCGGTGGTTCTTACCAATCTTAACGCCTCTTATCAGAGAAGTCGCTGAGCGGATATATGAAGAATACCCTGCGCGGTTCAGCTCAGATGAACATTATCACGCAGAAGCGATGAAGATCTGTCAAAAGGCACGCATTAAATACGAAACCGTTTTAGCAAAACGAAACATCAAGGAGCAACAATGATACAAGCCATCATATTTGGTATCACAATCTGGGTAGCTATAATGATCATTCATCATTACATGACGGAGGGTCGTTCAAAGAAAGAGCTAGCCGAAAAGAAGAAAAGCAACGCGGATGAAGACCGTCTGTATGTTGCCGTTGAAAATTTCATGGAGAAGTTCAAGGATGGAAATCCGATTAAGGTTTCGCCGAACTCCGTGTTTATCAGCGACATCCGCTACACAGTCAAGATTGACGCCAACACCAAGCCGTGTAAGTGCACAATCTTTGATGAAAACGGTGTTCAGATTTTCTCCGGCGCATCTTCTATGTGCATGGTGATTATCCGCAACTTTATGAATAAAATTTCGTAAAGACTATTGCATTTCATCTGAAACTTTTGTAAATTGAAAATATGTTATCGAGTATAGTCATAGGCGGCATCATCCTTTGGGTTGTTGCCGTCGTGTTTTTCATGGTAAAGAAATTATGAAAGTTGAATGGTATGTAATTTTCAACATGCATGGCTTTCAGTCTTTTATGTGTAAACCTACCAAGGATGAAGTTTGTCATCCTTCAACTGTGGTTTTTTATAAGTGGCAAAATAAAGGTGATGAAATTGCTTATCACCTTCCAATGTTCAAATGGTCAGTGACGCCAACCGATCTCGTGACCTTTCCAAATGAATATGTTGCCGAGGTTGTAGCGCAGAAATACACAAAAGACAGAGGTTGTGGTTACCAAATCGCTTACACATTTTCCAACTAATAAATAATTATAGTGGACAGGTGTGAATGATTGTATGATTATTCAAAGGAGGAAGAAATGAGTCCTTGGGAAAAACGACATCAGTTTATGCTTGACCAAGTTGAGGAAATGAAAAAGCACAAGTGGATTGAGTCTGAAAAGGCTGCCCGCGACATGGGAGAAGAGGCCCTCTTTGATTGGATAAATAAATGGGCCAAGGAATTCCGTGAGCAATGGGAAGCAGAACACGGTCCAGTTGACGAAGGTTTGGCAGAACGCAAAGAGGAGAACAATGGATACTACCCTTTCTGAAGCAATTAAGATTGAAGGCTTTGACGCTGAAACACAACATGCTTTTGATAAACTAGCCGGCTACTTTGCCGTCTTCAAGTCAAGGGCAAATCCGAACAGTCCAAGATACATCACAAAGCTCAACCAATTCCAGTTGAAGTTCATGGAGTTTTTGGACAAGGCAACATCCGAAAAAGGTAAGTTGCAGATAAGAGGCTATGTAACTGAAATTCAGCGTCTTGTGAATTCATCTGATGCTCCTGTAGAAAAACCAACAGTTGTAGCCGGAGGCAAAGTCGTGGATTTAGACAAGCGTAGAAAAGGCGCAAGAAGTTCAGGCGTTGAATATGCAAACCCGAATAACGGCGGCGAGTATTGGGACGGTGATGTTCATGTTTATGAAGCACCGGCCGATGAAGATGACGCCGTTGAAACCTTGAGAAAAGCAGGGTTTACCGTTTCCAAGTAATTTGGTTGAACAACATTTTATGAAACAGCAAACTTCGGTTTGCTGTTTTTGTTTTCTGGAGATAAAATGAACTTAGAATTCTATACATTTCTTGCGAATGTAAAAGACATAACTGGAATAAGATATGGCGGTAATCATCAGGTTGAACGAGGATATTTTGACCCGATGCGAAAGTATTCTCGTTGGACCACTGAATGGCGCTGGAAATCAGATGCCCACAAAACATGGTGGCATAACATAGAAGCAGGCCTGTCATATTACAGAACGTCTTGTGAAATGTACTTTTATAACAAGAAGTATAACAACAAGATGATGGACTATCTTTGGACCGCAATGGGTCTTGATGCTCTTACGAAAGACACGCTTGACCGTTTCGGTCGTGATGTTAAGTACCGCGACCTCTTCTTGAACGAGATGCTCAAAGAAGGAGAAAAGCTCTATCACAGAGCAAAGGCAGAAACCAGCGGCAAATGGTATGCCGACCCAAGTGACGCTTGGAAGGCATTCTTTGAACGAAATATTCCAGTCGCAGTAAAGAAGGTTAAACTTAAACTTGAAGGATCATCACTATGAAAAACTCACGAGGACAATGGGCTGGACCTGGCATAAAGTTCAAGTATGAAGAAAGGATCCCGCCGCACTTTTTATTGCCGTCTAATTTTAATGACATAGATGAAAATCGTCAAGAAGCGATTGTTCAACATCTTCTAAATATATTTCCGTGGAGAGCGGAAGCTGAAGAAAGAATGAAGAAATCATTTTTACTTAATGATGTTGCATGGATGATTGTCCAAGAAGGCGGCAAGAAATCATATGTTCGTCAAAATGATGAAAAGTTCATGACCGAATTCTTTTATTCAAATTTGGCTCGTGTATCGTTAAACCGTATTGACATTGTAAAGGCTGATCTTGAAAAGATTTTGAAAGATTCTCGTTCATGGGAGATTGTCGCTTTTCATACTGACCCATCAGGTGCTGCACATGACTATCAAGTAGCACAATGGCAAAAGCTCATCAAGCGTGAAGAACTATACTTAGAAAAGGAAGGCATATTATGATCATTTATGGTATTGATGCAATTCGTTCCGATATGCGTCATCGCTTTAATGAAATGACATTTAAGGAGAGTGATGGTTTTCGCTCTTTCATGAATGTTGTATCGGTCGTGTATTATGACCTCAATGTTGGCTCAGTTCCAGGCGAGACAGCCAAGTTCTTGGTTGACCAACTTGCAAGAGCCTACGAAGATGTAAAGAAGTTGAAGACAAAGCAAGAAAAGCTTGATGCGACAAATGCGCTGGCCCGTAAGGTATTTGGAGCCTTGGCGATTAAGAATGAATGTGAATTTGAAAAGATGAGAATGAAAAACGCCGAAAAGATGCAAGAACGACCGCCAAAGCAAGGTCGTGTCGTGTTTTTCAGTGGCGGACACAATTATACATTCTAGCTGAATAAATAGCAATATGAATGGATTTGATGTAAAAGATTTAATCAAAAAGAAAGATCTTGATGACCCTGAGTGGTTTCACAGCGAAGAAAGGATAGCAACGCTTATCCGAAACTCAGCAAAGGCACAAGGGATTAGACTTAGAGCACCTAACCCAAATTGTAAGAAGTGCCATGGAAGAGGATGGACTGCTCTTAACGCAGTGACTGGCGACCCGGTTGTCTGCCGTTGTATTTTCTATCCCGAAGACTTAGAAAACCGTGATGAAATACCAGAGGAGGATCGTAAGCCGCGAAATCGTGCAGAGCGAAGAAAAAAATCGAGATGCAAATGATTTTGTGAAAAACTGAATTATATTTTGTTAAAAAAAATAGGAGATAAGAATGTCAAGTATTAACTCAGGTCTATGGGTGGAACGCTATCGTCCGAAGTCTGTCGCACATCTCGTGTTGCCTGCTGACTTCAAGCGATTTTTCAAAAAGGTACTAGCCGACGAAGAAATTCCGAATCTTTTGCTTCACTCGCCGACAGCAGGTACTGGAAAGACAAGTATCGCAAAAGCCATCGTGAACGACTTGGAAGCAGATTACATTTACATCAATGCTTCTTCGGAAAACTCAATTGACACTTTGAGAAATCAGATTGCTGGCTTTGCACAAACAATGAGCTTCACTGGCAAGAAAAAGATTGTCATTTTGGACGAAGCGGATGGTTTGACCCCGCAGTTCCAGAAAGCTCTTCGTGCATACATGGAAGAATTTGCAGCAAACTGCCGTTTCATTCTGACTTGTAATTTCTTGGAAAAGATCATTGACCCGCTTCGTCAAGGAAGAACGATGGTGTTTGACTTTGACATGGCTAAATATCGAGAAGAACTCTTCCCTCAAGTTGTTTCACGAGTGGAAGGTATCTTGAAGATGGAACAAGTGCCATTCAGCCATGACGGTGTCTGTAAGATTGTTGAAAAGACATACCCAAGTATTCGTAAGGCAATTTCATTTGTTCAGCAGTATGCCGAAACACATGGTGAGATTGATGAAAACGCTGTTCCGAAGGACCAGGGCGTTGAATTGGTCAAGTTCTTGATGGAAGCAAAACCGAATGTGACAGGCGCAAGAGCATACATTGAAAACGAAGGTCTTTCATATACCGATGTATTCCACGGATTGTTCAAGCACTTTATCCCGATTTGTTCAGCACCGGCTCAGGCAACGATTACACTGGCTGCATACGAAGCACAAGCAGGCACATCAGCAGACCCGACATTGCAAGTCGCTGCTGCACTGTATGAAATGTGCAAGTTCATTAAGAGGGCATAATGTTTGATACTCAGAAAATCTCGTTTGATGATTTTGCATTCGGCTACAAGCACGGCGTGTATGTATTCGTCAAGGATGCGTGTGACTGGTGTAAGAGATACAAACAAGAGATTGAGTACATCAATAACCACTATCTGTATGTTGTTGAAGTAGCAACAGCCAAGCAAGAAGAATTGCTTGATAAGATCCTTGCTCGCCAGACCGCATTCCCGATTACCGTCGGCTATGTGGACAATGTTATCAAGTTTGCGAAAACTGGTGTTCAGTGGGAAGAGCAACAGGCAAAGGAAATCATACCGTTCTTAAAGCAGTTCGGCGATGTGCCTTTGTCCGACTCAGAAATTCAGCGCAGACTTGAAAAGCAGCGAAACAGATGCATGTTGACCTATTATATTTTTCCGTCAAATGTAACTGATGAGGAAAGAAAAGAATGGGTCGAGAAAAAGTGTGCATCTTTCAATGAATTGCCGATTGACATTTCAACAGTTGGCATTGGATTGAGCGAAGACGAAAGAGAACGCATGCTTGAAAGCCAATACACTTCTGCAAAGATGGTGGTATTTAAGAAGGGTGAACATTCAACGCTTGCTCCGTTTGAAAATAAGATTATGTTGGGCTACGCGATTGCGAACCAAGAAGTGAAATTCATAACTAGGAACATTACTGAAGAATGAAAAAGAAAGAACTAATTGCCTTGTTGGCTGATAAACCTGACGAATCTGAAGTATTCTTTTCATTTGACGATTCGTATAATTCAGTCTATAAGATGGGAATCAAAAGAGTCAGGGTAAACGATAAAAACCAAATCATACTGGATAACGAAGATGATTGAGATACAAGGAAAATATAACACTGCGGTTGTCTATTCAGACACTGTTGAGCCGGTCGCATATTCTCAGATCTTGAATATGATGTGCCAAATTTGGGCTAAGAATAGCCAAGTCAAGCTCATGCCTGATGTTCATGCAGGCAAAGGATGCACAGTTGGAACCACAATGACTATCGTGGACAAGGTCGTGCCTAACCTAGTAGGCGTAGACATTGGCTGCGGTATGCTTGTCGCTAAGGTCAAGCCAAAGGGACACATTGAATTTGGGCAACTGGACAAGTTAATTAAGGAGAAGATCCCATCTGGCAAGGAACACCGTGCCAACAAGCACTCCTATGCCAAGGACTTTGAACAGTTTGACGATTTGATTGCAGATGTCAAGCGTGAAGAATTGCTGTCCATCGGTTCACTCGGTGGCGGTAATCATTTCATTGAACTTGACAAGGACGAGGGAGGCAACTACTACCTCGTTATTCACAGCGGTAGCCGTCATTTGGGCGTTGCTGTTTGTGAATACTGGCAGAACCGTGCCATCAAGGAATGCAAACAAAAGACTGAAGAAAGAGGTCAACTCGTAGCCAAGTATAAGGCACAAGGAAAGAACGACGCAGAAATCAAAGAGCTGCTTAAGGACTATGACCACTTCTCAGTTCCAAATGAACTTGCATATCTGACTGGCGAGTCAATGGAAGGCTACTTGCATGACATGGCTATCACACAGGAATTTGCTGTGCAGAACCGTGCTGCGATGCTTAATGAAATTGTCAAGGGTATGAACTGGAAGGTTGAAGAAAAGTTTGAGACCATTCATAATTACATTGACTTGAAGAATATGATTTTGAGAAAAGGCTCAGTCTCAGCACAGAACGGAGAACGCCTGATTATCCCAATGAACATGCGTGATGGCTCGCTCATCTGTGTGGGTAAGGGAAATCCTGACTGGAATTATTCAGCTCCGCACGGTGCTGGCCGTTTGATGAGCCGCGCTGACGCAAAGAACAGCATCTCGATGAAAGATTACAAGGAAGCCATGAAAGGCATATATACAACATGTGTTTCATCGGCAACCGTTGATGAAAGCCCAATGGCCTATAAGCCAATGGATGAAATCATCAAGAACATTGAACCGACCTGCACGATTGAAAAGATCATCAAGCCGGTTTATAACTTTAAGGCAGCATTCTAATGAATTACGATGTACTGAAATCAGACCGTGTGTTGATATGGTATGATGGCCCTATGGTAGAAGTGCTACGAGACGGCGCTGATTATTATATGACATACATGACAATGCCCGGATGTATATGTGCTAGAATTAAGAAGGCTGATCTTATCGCAGTTTTGAAGAATGAACAACCAATGAATTATGTTTATGAAAATGCACCTGAGAAATTTGAATGGGATACGACCCTACAGAATTTTAAGAAGGTGTCATTTTTCAAAAACGATGACTTATTTGATGCCAATGTTTATGCAAAGAATTTAGGCATTGACGAAAAATCTTACATAAATGAACTTAAGCAAAGGAGATAACCCAAATGGCAAACAAGTACACTAGAAAGATTGACGAAATGTTCAAAAAGTATGACCCGGAGAACAAAGCAGACTACATTTACCTTGGCTACTGCCATAAGGGTAATGAAGATGGCGGCTGCGATGATTACGATTATGTCGGCTGGGACTTCTATGACACCGAAGATCAGGAACCATACAAGATTCAGAACAAGTCGCTTTGGTGGCAGATTGACCCAGACGATAAGGAACTGAACGAAGCATATGAAAAGGACTGGGACATTTTGACAGGCATGCTCCGCGACGGTTTCCCTGACGCTGTTGAAGCAGACTACTCGTCAACCAACTGCTATTGGTATCGTCATTACATGGTGAACCGTGACCATCAGATCATTTCTTTGGTCACTCGCGGCGACATTGATGGCAGTGAACGCACTGAAGCTTCTTTGAACTTGGTTTCTGAAGAAGAAGGCGAAATGGCTCGTGATAACAACACGCTTAAGGAAATTGAAAAACATGCCTCCGAAATCAAGAGCCTGCTGACACAGCTTGAACATAATGACAGCGTAGACAAGGCGTATGCGATTATCTCGACTGTCCCAAATCATCGTAAGGTTTAGTATGAAAAAGAAAATTGAAATTACATTCGGATGTGACAATAACAAGATCCAGCAGTATGACGATAAAATTCAGCAGCTGATTCAGGATTGTATTGACACATTGGAGAAGATTACCCCTCTGCAGTTGAAATCAGTCACTGTGGACGGTAACTTGTATTACACAAATAATTGAGGTGAAGTATGTCGCTAGCAAGTAAGAGAATTGACGACATTGAAAAGTATGTCAATGAAACATACCCGTCAAAGCCTACTGACCGTGTGCCTTGTGGGAACATGTGTTATAACAAGATTTTGCGAATCCGCGTAGATGCAGACCCTCGTGAAATCATCTTCTGCTTCTTCTTTAGTGACGATCTTGTCTGGGCTAACTACAAGGACAAGAACGCTCATTCTCCTGAAGAACTTGAAAAATTGTTTGCTGATACCCTGGGAGATAAATAAAATCTAACAGGAGATTGTATGATAGAAATTATTCCCGTTTCTAAAAGAAGCCCGGAACAGATTGATACTGACAAAAGATTTTACATAGAAGACTCAACATCACTCCAGTCCATCGCCGAGAAATACAACTGGGCGATTGAGAACATCATTCTTAAATCGGATGATGATGTGATTTGTTTCCGACACGCTGACACCGAAATCAGAAGCAACACTGACTTGGTGGAGGCTCAGGTCCGAATGCAAATGGATGATGGGTGTGGGGTTTGCGGCGTTATCGGCACCATCGCTTTGGAAGATTCTTGCCAGTGGTGGAGACCGAACCGTCATGTAAATGGCTCTGGCTATATCATTCAAGGCGGTACCCGACCGAAACTTGATGAAAAGGGCAAGCCTATCATGGATGAAAATGGCGTGCCGATCATCGAGAAATTTGAGTACCCGATGGCGGACCACCCAGGCGTTCATGACTATCTTGCGACAGTTGACGGATGTTGTTTCTGGCTTTCACGCAAAATGCTAGAAGAGGGCATGAGATTTGATACCAACCTAAAGGGTTATCACTTCTATGACACCGACATTTGCTGTCAGGCACTCGAAAAAGGCTATAAGGTTTCAACTGTCAATGTGATAGTTAAGCATGAAAGCCAAGGCGAAATGCCTGATGATTTTCCAAAACTTCGTGAAGTATTTTTCAACAAGTGGAACTCAAAGATTGACACTTGGCCGATTACGAGGTTGACGAGGTTCAAATGATTAAAGATCCTACTCAGGAACTAGCGGAGATTGAAAAATCATTTCCCAATCTCACTTGGACCTACGCCTCAAATGGCGAAAGTAGGATATACACTGGAAAGGTCCGCGACATCATTGTCGTGACCTTTTTTGAACCTTCATCTCAATTTGTCATTCATTCAATGGCACGAGATATTATTACAAGATATTTAAGCAGCGCTGAAGCAGAGGTCAATTTCCTGCTTCATAATGATGCTATGTTGAGCATAGTTCAGTTTCATGACGCTTTAGGAAAAGTTTTTGAACATGCTGAACATTTTGTGAAAAGATATTATATTGAACAAAAACAGGAACAAATTTATGGCGAAAGGCACTACTAGGAAAAAGACTGTCAAGACGGAAGAAGCTCCGGCTGAAGAAAAGGAAAAGTCTATTGGCTTGTTTGATGTTCTTAATATGATTGAAGGACAAAAACTGCCGTGGGATAAGCTACCTGACGAATATAAGAAGGCATATAGCCAGTTTATGATAAATCGCTTTGTCAGTTCACAAGAACTGTATGTGCCGATTGTCGCTGAACTGGCTTGTATGCAGCTGACTGACGAACAGCACTATCTGATTTTATGCAATACTGTCGCAGGAAATAGGAAACATTGGTTTAATTATAAGGCATACAAGAAGGAAAAGGTTGAAAAAGACCTTGACATGCTGATTTTTGCCGTTTGTAAAGAATGGGAACTGGGTCGCCGCGAAGCTAAGATGTATATAAATAATTTAGAGGAAACGGTAAAAGACCAACTCCGTGAAAAATGGGGTGAGTCCTATATTTACGAAAGAGGAAACAAATAATGCATAAGACATTTAAGGAATTGTTGAGCGAAGCATCTGTCGGTAAGGCAGATAGAAGACGCGCCTCGGTTAACATCGTAAAGTATTTGCAGAAAACATTGGACAAGGAATATAAGCCATGCGACGGTAACATTTATGCAAATGGTTCCGGTACTTATGTTGGTTATTTGTTCATTTGTCCAGCTGACAACTCTGCAATTCGTGTTAACTGGGCAGAAAAATCATTCCATTCTATCAACGTTTGGAACGACTACATTAATGACGCTTCGCCTTCATTAGAAATTTTCACTGGCAAGATTGCTCCGGGAGATACATCATTTGCTCGTTTGCTGCCTGAAATTGCCGCAGCCATCAAGGACGGCGGTTTCCCAACCGAAGATGATGAACCGATGGACGAACTTGCAGAATCTGCTTCAGTCAATGAAGCATACGAATACAACGGCAAGACTTACGGCACAAAGGTTGACATTGTTCATGCCATGTATGACGAAGGTAAGTCAGTTGATGATATTAAGGCTGCCGTTGGTTATCCTCCTGGACACATCCGCAATTTGATTGCCCGCTATAAGGGAGAATTGGGCTCCGTTCAGAAGTCAAATTCTGGAAAGGTTAAGGTTGTTAAGGGCGTGCCTGAAACTGTGCTTCCGAATAAGGGAACAAAGAAGGCAGATGAAATCCTTGACGATACCGAATACGCTGACCCGAACATTGTGTTCAAGGATTTGGCACAGTATGTGGAACTTATCGGTCGCCGTTATATCCCGGCCCTTTTGATTACAGGTCAGGGCGGTATTGGTAAGTCATTCACCGTTACCGACATTTTGAACAAGTTCGGTAAGAAGGGCGAAGACTATGTGATTATGAAGGGACGCTGCACACCGTCTGCTATGTATAAGTTCCTGTATAACCACTATAATCAGATTTGCGTATTTGATGACTGCGACTCTGTTTTCGGCTCTGAAGATGGTATGAACATTCTTAAGGGTGCTCTGGACTCTGGTAACCCTCGTGAAATTTCATGGATGACAAAGGGACCGGACATCGTTGATACCTTCGGTATGGAGTCACACGAAGAAATTGAACAGACACTTGCTGCATGGTCAGCAGAAAACCACGGTCGTGATGGTACCCCATCTTACTTCCAGTTCAAGGGCGCTGTTGTGTTCATCTCGAACTTGACAAAGCGCGATATTTACAAGAAGGACCGTGCTATTCTATCACGCTGCACCGTTATTGACATTGTGCTTCGTGCAAAGGATGTTATTAACCGTATTGAAACCGTGCTCCCGCACATCAAGGTTTATGACATTGACGGCAAGAACTATGCCACACCTGAAGGTAAGAAAATCGTGTTTGATTTTATCAGCTCTGATGAATTCCTTCAGAACCCACGCATGAGAGGCAAGGAAGTTAACTTCCGTCTATTCAACCAGGTTTATGCCTACTGGGCTGCTGGATTTGAAAACTGGAAGGATTTGGCATTCCGAGCAGGTGGCTAATCAGAAATACATATTTAAGAAGAGCAGGGTTTCTACCCTGCTTTTTCCATGTATAAATAATGCATGGAAATCAAGCAACAGTTTTCAACGGTTAACACAACGCCGTTAAAGAATAGAAAGATTGAGTACATTGTAATTCACTACACAGCAGGAACTTCATCTGCACCCGGAAAAGCGGCTGCTACTGCAGCATACTTTGCGAAAGACACAACGAAAGCGTCTGCGGACTTTATTGTTGATGATTCAAATGTTGTTCAGTTCAACCCCGACCCAGCCAATAGATATTCATGGCATTGTGGTGGTTCTAAGCAAGCAACAGCAGGCGGCCAGTATTACTCCAAGTGCACAAATAAAAACTCTCTAGGGATTGAAATCTGCTCAAATAATGCGATGGGAAAAATGACCGCCGCAAACGACGATAACTGGTATTTTACGGACGATGCCGTGCTGCTTGCCCAGGAATTGGTAAAGAAGCTCATGGTGGAATATGGAATACCTCCGGAAAATGTCATTCGTCATTATGATGTCACTGGAAAGCTCTGTCCCGGAATTTATGGATGGAATGCCGAAAGCGGAGACGATTCCGAATGGGAAGATTTTAAGGCAGCCATCATTACACGAAATGACGCAGTTGGCGCAGTAGATACCTTTGGCGATTATCAGGAACTTCTAGAACGCTATAACGAATTGAAAGCTAAGTATGATGCAATAGTCGCCATCATCAACAGTTAAGACCCATAAATAGATTACCAAGCATAAATGGACAATTTTTATGTCCATTTATTTTCGTCTTAAAAATTGTTAAATTTAATAAGAGGTACTTATATGTGCGTGAAAGTAAAGATTAAAAACCAAAGCAAACGAGAGCTTCCCGAGGAAGTGATTGATGCACTAACATTCAAGAGCATTTCTGAGGCGAATGACATTCTCGAAGATTATAACCTCAAGCTCATTGAGTATGAACGAGTACTGAAAGATGCTAAGGTAGTTGAACAAGTTTTTATAGTAGGAAGTGTCTAATGTCAGAAAAGAAATTGAAGTGGGGATTTATTCAGCCACTAACTGGCGGTGCTTATCTAGGTGCCGAAAAAGCTATCGGTTGTCCAGCAGCATGGATCTTGTCATTCCCTGGCCTCTGTGCCCATAAAGAAAAGGAAGACGGTTCAATTTACAGCGCTGCGAACGAATATCATTTGATGAAGTATCTGCAGAAGAAGGGTGAACTCCCTCCGTATCTGACCATCAACCGTGAGATGTTCGCTGAATTTAAGAGTGACCCGAAGGCATTTGAACCTGAACTCATCAAGAATGAATTCAGCACCACTGACACCGTTGACATGACGAACATGGACATTGTCTGCGCTTTGCCAGTTTGTTCAGGTCTGTCAAATGCTACCACGACTCCGAATGACGAAACACGCGATGCACGAAATCAGAACATGCAGTGGATAACTGAATATACATTGAAGGTTATTCAGCCGAAGGCATATATCTTTGAAAATGCTCCTGCATTGTTTGCTGGTGCCAAGGGCAAGCCTATTCGTGAATACATCAATAAGGTTGCGGAGTATTACGGTTATTCAGTTTCGTATTTCAAGACTGACACTATGTTGCATCACAATGCGCAGCGCCGTCCAAGAACATTCGTAATTTGCTGGAAGTGGTCTGGCAAAGAAAAGCAGATGCCGCCTATCATCAATTTTGTTAAGGACGAAATCTCTGTTAAGCAGTTCTTTGATGAAATGCCTGAATATGAACAGAAGGAAGAAATCCCACTGGGTTATTCAAACCAGGCAGCTCTTGACTACATGAAGTCTGCACATCCTGACAACTACCGTGAGTTGATGAAGGAGAACACCTCCTATGCTCACATTGTCCAGAATAATGAAGTAGACGCATTCGTCAAGTTCTGTGAGACATACAAGTTTGATGATGATCCGTCTACAAAGCATCGTGACTCGACCATCCGTCAAATCCAACATGCTAAAGAAAAGTATGCGTCAGGCTCGTGGATCTTTGATACCACAACAGCCGTCATTGACGATACAAAGAAGATCCCGTCAATCATGCACAAGGTCACTCAGGCTAAGTTGCATCCATACAAAGACCGTCTTTTGAATGTCGGTGAAATTCTTTACTGTATGGGTATGCCGACTGACTATCACATTTACGGTCAGACCTTTGAAAAGACACATCAGACAGGTCAGAACGTTCCAGTCAACACCATGAAATACATTGTCTCCGAAATCGTCAGGGTTCTCAAGAATTGGGACACCGAAAGAAATAACACGAATGGTAATCCGTTCTTCGGCGATGACGACAATGTGGAATATGTTGACAACATCAAGCAAACTTATTCAACTAAACCCGAATAGGAAAAGTTTTAGGTAGAACCTCACTACTGTAAAAACTTTTTTATATTTTATTCAAACCAAATTACAAATTCATAAGGAGAATACATTATGAAGAAACTCTATAAGAACCGTTACGTTATGGACAAGCGCACTGGCATGACATACCAGCTGCTCTCTTCCGAAGCAACCACAAATGGCCGTCGTTGGGTCCGCACTTCTCGCAAGGGCAAGTCCTACGGCAACAAGTCCTGTGCTAAGTGCCAGGTTTGTGAATCCCAGCTCATTCCGCTCAACTACATTGAAGGTGTGATTGCTTGGAAGGCTGAAAACATCATTCGTAACAAGCAGTTCCGCGACACTGAAGACCTCGCTATTCTCGACCTGCATAAGCAGATGCTCGTGGCAAAGGGATTCTCTCGTGGCACAGTTGAAGCAAACTTCAGAGGTTCCTGCTAATGTGGCAAATCACCAAGTATCATTGTGATGAAAACGGCAAGCCTTACGGCGAACCGTTTACTTCCATCTGCTATTCACAAGAATTGATGGAATCCTACAAGAACCCGAAATTCGTTGAAAAGATTGAAGCCTTTGAAGGTTCCTCTCTAAAGACTGTTTGGGTTCCTCGTAGAAAGTAAGATATGGATTGCTATTTCGTCTCAGACCTACACATTGACTCGCATCTGCCTCATCTAACTCCAGGTGGAAAGCGCAGCAGTGTGTATCACAAGTGGATGGATAGCAACCTTTTACCCGCTGACATACTTTGCATCGCCGGCGACATCGCCAATAACAGTAGAACCTTTATGGATTTTATCATGGCATGCCGCAACCGATACAAGTATGTCGTGTTTGTTTATGGGAACCACGACATAGGCGTGTTTGACAATGAGTATAAGAGTTCCATGCTAAAGGTTGAACAAATGAACACTTGGCTTGGGAACTTGTCACAGCTATGTACATCAACTCACAAGATTAAGACACAAATTTTTAAGCTTGATGGCAACGAACCAGTTGATGTTGGAGGTCGCTTATTCGCCGGGGCTATGGGCGCACCAGATTGGTCCTATCCGAAGACATTCCTTCGCTCTTCAGACAAAGCATTTAAGAAGCTTTGGCCTGAAGGATTACAAAAGTCTGGCTGGATAGACTGGTGGTCAAACGACTTGTTCGAGATTGCTGGGGATGAAAAGGAGAGGCTGCGTAGAGCAGTTCAGTCCGAGCAAGGTTTGCCTCATGTCGTGGTTTCTCATTATGTACCTTTAGGAATACCAGCTGCTAAACAGTATGCAAAGAAGAAGACAACTGGCTTTTTCTACTGGGATGTGAATGATATTATAAATATGTTGCCCGCCGGCACGATTTGGCACTATGGGCATAACCATACAGCCAGTATCTTGGAGAAGGACGGGATCTTGTTTTTAAGTAACCCACTAGGCTACCCTGGACAGGATGTTAACCTAATCGGTAAATACGATAGACGAGACTTTTTGATAACATTATAGGAGAAATCATGAGACTTACAGGAGATAAAGTTCTACTAACTGGCAAACAGGAACAGACGAAGTCCGGTATCTACATGCCTGAGACAAAATCTGGTAAGAGAACATTTACCGTCGCTGCAGTTGGTCCGGGTCAGTGGAACCCAATCAAGTGCGAACGCAAGCCTATGACCGTTAAGGTTGGCGACCGTGTTGCGGCTAATGTTGAAATCGCACCGGAGATTGAAATCACAAAGGCTGGCGTGAAGACTAAGTACTACATCATTCCAGAATCTGATATTCAGTACATTCTTGAAGATGGAGAAGAAGCCTAATGAAATTGCTAGATGATAAGATTATCGTTCGTAACCTGACAAAGAAAACCGCCGGTGGACTTGTTATTCCTGGCATGCTTGTCGCATACACGATGTATGAAGTTGTCGCAGTTGGTCCTGGACATTACGACAAGCGCGGATGCTCCATCACCCCGATGGAAGTCAAGGTTGGTGACCGTGTTTTGATTAACTACGGTTCATGTAAAGAAATTGAAGGCAAGACCGTTAATGTAAACGGTGTTGATGAACAACTCTTTTTGGTTGACACTGCTGAAGAATGTATTATGGTTCTTGATGAAGACGAGACTATCGGATGACAAAGCGTGTAATCATAATTATAGCAGTGGCAGCCGCGCTGCTTTATACCGTGCTACTACTATGCTTGGGAGTGTTCGGTAGTGCAGCTGCTTCAGCAACCCTTGCTGTTGTTCTCGCTATCGGCAAGTGGGTTTTAGTGGCAGCGGGATATGCTTTTGCCATTTGGCTACCCTTCCGTATTTGGCAGGCAAAGCAGCTAGATGCAAAGGCTAAAGAACACTACAAGGCTGTTGAAGAACAGATGGAAAAGCTGAAGCAAAAAAGTGAACAGCAAAAAATTGAAGAAGCAATACTTAAAGCCTATCAAAAGGCAGAGGACAATATCTAATGGCACAAACACTTGAAGAAGAAGTGAATAAACCGACCCACTATCGCTCACACGAAAGTGGCATTGAGGCTATCGAGATTACAAGGCATCTACCCGGTGACTTGTCTAACGCTTGGAAGTATGGCATGCGTTATGAAGACAAGGGTACCCCGAAGAAGGACCTGAAGAAGCTCGTGTGGTATATGAACGACTACCTAAAGCATTTCGTTGACGACAACAATGTAGTGGTAGCACCGTTTGAAGTACCGTCTGAAATCAAACTATTGATGATGGCAGTGCAGGCTTCAGAACCGAATGAGACCATGGCTAATTTGTTCGCGGAGATCATTCAAATTGTAGTCGCACAAGGCGTCGTCAATCCTTGCAAGCTAAGACAAGCGATTGATGCAGTTGCAGTTTTGGCAGAAAGTTTTTCAAATTAAACCATTGCAAGATTGTAAAAATTTATTATATTTAATTGTTAAGTTTAACAAAGGAACAAATTTATGAATAATCTAACTATTACATCTACTTCTATTCTCCCTATTGAAAATGGTATTGGCGGTTGTGTTGCTATTGCACAACTTACTTTGAATGATGCCATCAAGTTGACGGGTATTAAGCTCATGGACCGTAACGGCAAGCGTTTTATCACTTACCCACGCAATATGAGTAATAAGCAGAAGAAGAGTTACTTCTACCCGTTGAACAATGATGCTTCTGATTTTATCGCAGAACGTCTCTGGGCAGATTTTGATAAGGGAGCCCAGGCTTAATCATCATGGCTAAAAAGAGGCCGTCATATTCTTGTCCTCAGCTGATCCCCAAGAAGAAAAAGGAGATGCTGAAGATCGTCCAGAACCCAGAGGCGATGCGCAAGCTGATTGCTTTGAATAAAGCCGCTGCTGAGGTTCTGGAGAAGAAGGAGAAGATTCGCGCTCTAACTGTTGAAGAGTGGTTAGAGCGCTCTTTTGCTATCTTACCTGAAAGTTATGACAGCGACGAACTCAAAGAAAAAATCAAAGCTTGTTTTGAAGGTGGTGTGGATGACTCATACAATGAACGGGAAACAGGTCAGCACGAATGAGCTAATATGTTATGTTATTGCATCCGTTGTTGAAGATGTTCAAAAGAACTTTAACACTTATGCTAGTGTTTGCATTAAGGACTGGGATGATCTCAATGAGGCCGATCATGAGGCGATAAACAAATGGAAAGCGAGAGTATTCTCAAAAGTTAATACAAGACTTGGTAAACGCAACATGGCGGAAGATAATGGTTGATTTTGAAATTGGAAAAACTTATAAAGCAAAATCTGGAAAGGACTTCACTGTTATAGATAATTGCGGAGAACTAGTTACTATTCAACACATTAAGCTAATCAGAAAGGCAAGGAAAATTCTTTATTGTGGCGTTCAAGCTGCCATCTTTGATTTTGGTTCTGATATGATCCTCGCTGAGGAAATCAAACCGATTGAAGATGAGGAGATTGAATTTGGCTACGTCAAGCAATATACGATTAACAGTGATGGAGAAACATATGTCAATATCTTTAAAAGACACAAAGAAGAAGAAAAGACCGAAGAAGAATGATATTCCTGATGTTGATAAAAATATCAGCACGGATGCAGCTGAAGCGGTCACGGAGGGCGATGCTGAAGTTGCTTTGCAGCAAGGCGTAAACCCGATGGTAATTCCCGGGTACTTTAATAACATTCGTGGTAACTATTATGATGGAAACCGTATCATTTGGTTAACTCAAGAGATTGACTGGCCTGTCGTTACGGAAGTATTGCAGAAGTTGAATTTTTATGATGATGGCTCTAAGGATCCTATCTTTATCTACATCGCTTCACCTGGTGGATTGTGCGATGCAGGATGGGCTCTTATTGATATGATTGATGCGTTCAAGAAGAAAGGCTATATCATTAACACGATTTGTGCCGGATCTTGTTCGTCTATGGCAGCTATGATTTTGTCGGCTGGTTCAAAGGGTTATCGCTTTGCATTCCCGTCATCAAGAATTATGATTCATCAGGCAGGAATTGGCGGTTGGGGTTTGACCGGAAGAACTGATGAAATCGCAAATGAAGTGCGTGAATTGCAGTACTGGACTGACTTGAGCTCTAAGTACTTAGCTAAGGTCACTAACAAGAACGAAAAGGAAGTGATTAAGGCTATGTCTTACGATAACTATATGTCAGCGAAGGAAGCAGTTAAGTTCGGTATCGTTGATAAGATTAAGGTTGTCCTAGCTTAATGAAACCGACGCTTAAACAGATTGTCAAAGGATTGGCCGAAGAGAACGGGTTGGAGATTCCCACAACCCGCCTTCGGTCTTCTTCCAAGAATGCCACCGCAATGAATAAAGTGATGGCTTGGGTCAAGAAACACCCTGATGAAGTTGAAGAAATCATTGAGGAAGTCATTTCCTCGTCTTCCTATGGCGACCCGTTTTATGAATACTTCAATGATGAAGACAAGTTTGATGAACTGATTGAAATGCACGAGACAGAACCTGACCGCTTTTACGATATTGTTAAGAGCTATGAACTGTTCTTGAATGTATGTGCCAAAAAGGCCGGCTATGACTCGATGACAATACGAATAAACATTGACGATTTGCTGGACAAATAAATATACCAGAGGCAAGAATGAGTTTTCGTGATTTTGTAAATGATAGCAGATTTAAGCAAGAACCACCTAAAAAGGAAGAACCTACTATGGACAGATTACCACCAAGAAAGGTGACTCGTCAAGTGACGCAGATGTCACCCCAGCGTAGGAGACAGGTAGAACAGCGAGATGCTTATACCGAATCCCAGGAAATGCTGGAAACCCTCAATGAAAAACTGAAGCAAGTGCTTTATCGCTTTGGCATGAGCGGCCTTGAACAGGTTGACCAAGCCATCATCGAGACTTGCCGAAACATGATGAACGGAGGCGGTCTTTATCAGCCGGCACGCCCGTCAAAGCGTAAGCCAGGATTGACCGAATCAGTTGTTCAGCAGACTCGTCAGCAAGCCGCACCTGCTCGTCGCCCGTCATTCATTGACATCGCAGCAGCTGCTGTTTCGCAGATGGCTCCTATGGGAGATATGAGTGACCACCTACCGCCGCAGGTACCTGATGCACCAGTTGTCAATGCTCCTGCTGCACCGGCTGCTCAGCCTCAGATGGTAAATCCGAATGTTGTCTTGCCGGTATCACAGCCTGATGCAGGTGCAGATTACTATGATAACTTGGACCCAAGCACACTTGACCCTGATGCTCTTGAAGCAATGCTTAACGGCAAGGGCGGCGGTGATGTTGGAATCGGAATGGATCCTAACATGCTTGCGATGATTGGACAGGCAGCGAAAGGCAAATAATGTCTAAGAAAACTCACGGCAAGAAGAAAGAACTGGTAAAGAAAGAACCAAAGGGCGTTGTGCTAGAAGGCACCGTTGGTGAAGCCTATGCCAACGCTCTGTTTGACGTAACCCTAGACAACGGTGTGGTGGTTAAATGTACCGTTGCTGGCAAATTACGCCAACACAAAATTTTCATTCAGCCAGATGACAGGGTTGAGATTGAACTTGACCCTTACACCTTAACAAAAGGAAGAATCACCTGGAAGATAAAGAGGTAGCTTATGTTTATTCCGCCATACAAGCCGGACCATCAGTTTTCATATTGGGAAGTTGTCAATAAGTTTCCTGAATATGCTGAGATGCTCCAGCAACAGAACAATTGGGCACAGTATGAACAAAAGCCTAATTTGGCGGGACTGCCTCCTGAAGTGGTGAAAATGATACCGCAGGCTGTGCGAGATGGTAAAGAAGATGATCGCATAGATGCGTGGATCTTATAAATACAATATGGAAGATATTGAGCTTGCATACACATTATGGCAGAGACTTGAAGAAGCCACTAAGGACGAAAATAACCTTAGGGCTCTTAAGCGCATTGTAGTCAATGCAGAAATGCTTTCTGCTATGATGGAAGCCAATGACATCCTGACCGAGGCTGATAAGCAGTTGTATTCACTGCAAACATTGAATAAGAAACTCGGTATGGGAACACACAATCGCACGGTTGACAATGTTTTGGTCTTTGTCTTCTTGAAGGGTCTGACAACAATTCCTACAAGAACAAAGGCTTATAGATTGGGCTTAATTGACAAAGAAGGACGCTTAATCAAGAAACCTGAAACAAAGGAAGAAGAAGATAGCATTTCCAATCTTGACTTGTTGATGTTCAAGCTACGCAAATGGCTCCAAGCCAAAATCCAGTATCTGTCCACAATTTCATGGGTCAAAGGAACTGCTAACGATGTTCGCATTCAGAACTACTTCTCAAATACTGAAACGCCAGCAAGACAGTACATGGTTAAGCGCATCAATGCCGATTTGGAAAGGTTGCTATCAAAATGAGTTGTCCCGAATGTGAAGCACAAAGAGCCGTCTATGGATTTACACTCCAAGTCAACGGCGTTTACATGACCAAGGTTCCAGAGGTTAAGGCTTGCTGTCCAGTAAAGGTCAAGGTAACGAATTTTGACTCGCTAAAAGTTTATTTCACACACAACAACAAAGCCTTTGAAATGCCTAAGAAACAGTTCATGGCTACAAGCTGGCGTGTTTACGATTCATATTGAGGTAAGTATGGAATTAGAAGAAGCAAAGCGTGAGCTTAATAAGAGCGGCTTGACCATTGACGAAGGCTACTCAAAAGATAAGTTCATCATATCTGGAATTTTTGACTGCGAAGGCACAATGAAGAAGCTTTATTACTACCGTTCGTCCGAAAACTGGACCGACGACATATATGAAGCAACCGAATTCGTTGCATATCCTGTTCAGAATTTGATGAAAGCAAAAACAGTCTGCACGGAAGGCACAAAGAATACGCTTGGCTGTCCGACTGCAAAACTTGACCACATTGAAGTTCTTCAGGTGAAGACAATGGGCACAGGCTACAGAAAGACAATTAAACTCATCGGTAAAACACCGGTGAAAATTAACGAAGATTTTGGCATCGGCGTTGGAGCTCCGCTCGGCGCTGACCAAGGCATTCCTTGCGGCGGTGACTGCAAAGCAGTTGTTGCGAAAAGGATGGACGGCGGCAAACCGAAAACAAGATTTGATTTTAAGAAGCTGAAGAAAAAGGCTAAGAAGAAGAAATAATGAACGAGGATTTTGAGAGATCATCGCAGCTGGTAAACGGCTATTTTTATGTAGCCGAATATCATCGCATGCATCCTACTGGAAAGCAGCAAGGCTATGATGTAAATCCTCTCATCTTCGTGTTAGGTCCTTGGAAGCACAACGAGAATTGTGTCGTTGCGGTGAACTTTCATCACATCGCTGACCTTGATGCTCGCTGCCAAATCCTGAAGACGATTTCAGATATCGCTGACATCTCAAAATTTGACATCAGAGCAACTGAAATAACTGAGGATGTTTTCAGAAGCAAGTTTTCATTCGCAAGTGATGCAATAAGAGTGTATAACCGTATGTCGCTGCGTGAGGTTTACCGCGTAAAGTCAAACCGCGTAGGACGATATATAGATTGTGAAGGAAATTTCTTACAGGCATCTCCTTCATCAATTATGAACAAGTATTGGCTGAATTATTCAGAGAATACAACGGTAGCGGCGAAACAAGTAGAAAACGAGGTTAAGTGAATTACGGCAAAATCTATGACAAGATCATAAACCGTGCATTAACTCGAGAAGAATACATTGTTATAACTGAAGGGCACCACATCCTTCCGCGTTCTGAAGGCGGAAGCAACAAGAAATCAAATAAGGTAGAATTAACTCCTAAGGAACACCACCTCTGTCACCTACTGCTGATTCGTAAAGGCATGTGCTTGAAATACTGCTTCCGCAACATGACGCTGCGTGAATATGTTTCAATGAAAATGGCAGAAAAGAAAAAGAAGCACTTAATTTAAGATTAAATTTCTAATGTTGAGTATTGACAAGATACTCAGCATTTTTTATTTTTACCAATAAAGAGGACAACTTATGAAATTCAACGAAGAAATCTTTAAAGAATATGCAACTAAGTTTGGCTTGCCTGAGGCTACATTTAATGATTCTGCACAGACAAACTGGCGAGGCGATAAACTTATGGAATGGTTGATGCCGCTTGAACATACTGCTGATGGCGGCTACTTAATGCTAAGAATCGTCAGATGGCGTGACTATCGAGATCCGCGATATGACTGGAAGAAAGAAACAGTCAACATCAATGAATTTCATAAATATGAAAGCAAGGATTATTGGTTCGTTACGATTAGACCAGCTGACGCCAATATGCAGTGCAGATATCATGTTAACATTCCAACCATTCAAAAGCCAGTATGCAGCGCTGAAACAACGATTGATGAATTGCATGACGCAGCGCTTAGATATGTAAAGCGTAAAACACAAGAAAAGAAAAACCAGAAGAAATGGAAAATTCGTTCAGAAGCAGCCGCTGATTACACTGAAGATTTTAAGGAATTCTTTGTCAGACGCGGCTACCGAAATGTTCGCGTTGGCAGAGCAGTATCAGAAAAAGTTTGTCCTTGGCCGTATTGCTATCGCATCAATTTTTACAATGAACCTGGCCCAATTCAGCATGTTTCAATGATGGTTGAAGTATCCCGCTTGATGGACAAGTTCAATGTGTATTTCTATAATTCAGAACTTGAAAGATATGATAACATTCATGAAAAGGATAGCAGATATGCATTCTTCAAAGGTTCAATAGGTATGTTCAAAACAAAGGAAGATGCATTAGCCGCGCTTTCAGCTGCTTTAGATTATGCAGAGAATATCATTAAGCTGCGTGATGATCTGAAAAGGAAGATGGATGCACTCAGAATAATTTCTGATGATACTTCTAAAGCGGAATAAATTTGTTATATTTTATTTGTTGAGATATAATCAGACATAAGGAAGATATGAAACAATATACAGCAGACAGTATTGACTTTCTTAAGGGTTTGGAAACAATTCGTCGCCGCGCTGACATGTATGTTGGCGCTACCTCTGGCAAGCCTTCAGATGCTCTGTATCGCCTTTGCCGTGAAGCGATTGACAACTCGCTTGACGAATACCTGGGAGGGTTCAATAAGCAATTATATGTGATTTACAACACCAAGACATTTGAAACGATTGTGCTAGACAATGGTCGTGGTATTCCTGTGGGTTATAATGCTAAGGCTCAGCAGGACTCATTGACACTTGTTTTTACTCAGCTTCATGCTGGTGGCAAATTTGACCACGAAGCGTATAAGACTTCGTCTGGTAAGAACGGCATCGGCCAGAAGGCAATTTCCGCTTTGTCAAAGAGACTGCAAGTTTGGTCTAACAATGCGAAGGACAAGAAGTGGCATTCTCAGATTTTTGAGAAAGGCGAAATCAAGTCAGAAGTTCTTGTCAATGATCCGCCTACCGAATTGAAGAAGTTGGTTCCGAAGACTGGAACGATTTTGAAGTGGACACCTGATGATACGATTTTCAAGGACTCACTTGAATTGAACCTGCCTCGCTTGAAGCATGAACTTCATGATATTCAGTACCTGTGCCCGTTCTTGCACATTCATCTAGTTATTGACGGTGAAGAAATTGAATTCTTCTCTGAAGACGGTCTCGGTGAACTTGTTGCGAAGGATCCGCTGAACGATTGCATCTTCACATTCTCCGATGAATTTACCGATGTCGCTTTGAATTTCACAAAGGGCGACTCAAACAGCTTCAAGAGCTTCGTGAACATTTGCTACACGAACCTTGGCGGTACTCATCTTGATGGTTTGAAGCGTGCTATCTGTAATGTTGTCAAGGACAACTCAAAACAGAAGATTTTGAATGATGATATTCTTGAAGGTATCATTGGGGCAATTCATCACCGAATGGCAGAGCCTCAATATCAAGGACAGACAAAGAATGAATTGACGAATAGCGAAGTCACTCAAGAAATCATTGACAAGCTGACGCCTGAACTTGAAAAATTCTTCAAGAAGAACAAGCCTTTGCTCAAGCGCATTGTTGAATATGCTGAAAAGATGCTTGAACAAAGAAATAAGATGAAGGCATCAAAGGACCTCTTGAAGGGACTTAAAACGCTGAACGCTTCTGCAAACAGAATTTCAGATAAGTTCTTAGACGCTGACCGCCGTAAGTATAAGAACCCGAAAGACCTTGAAATGTTTATCGTTGAAGGTGACTCCGCAGGTGGTCACTTTAAGCAGGCTCGTGAAGGTTTCCAAGGTGAGTTGAAAATCAGAGGTAAGATCATCAACGCTGCTAAGGCAAGTCCAGAAGACTTGTTTGGTAAACCTGGCAAGAAGGGCGAAGCAAAAGAAGGCAACAGAGAAATCAAGGACCTCGTTGCTGCTTTGGGTTGCGGCATCGGTGAGAACTATGATGAAGCAAAGTTGAGATTTAACAAAGTAATCATTCTATCTGACGCGGATGTTGACGGACAGCACATCGCTAACTTGTGTTTGGCATTCTTTATAAATTACATGCCAGATCTTGTTAAAAACGGACATGTTTACATCATTGATGCTCCGTTGTTCATCGCCACATCTGCAAAGCACAAAGTGTTTGGAATGACCCGTGCTGAAGTTGATGCACAGATGAAGAAACTCAAGTGTTCTGACTACACCGTCACTCGTCTTAAGGGTTGGGGAGAAACTTCGCCTGAACAGCTAAGCGAACTCTGCTTGAACCCGAAGACAAGAAAACTCATCCAGATTAAGTGGACTGATAAAACTGAAGCGATGTGTGAGCAGACGATGGGTGGAGATGTAGCATTCCGTAAGGAACTTCTTGGGATCTAAGGAGAAATATGGAACCACAAACCGTAAGTATTGAATACATGCCGATTAC